TGGCAACAAATTGAACCATTCTTGATCTGATATATGAATTATATGGTGTAGATACACTTCTACTTCCTTTGGTTATAGAAGCAGTACCATACGGAGACAATCTATTCTGCGTTCCATTTCTAGTTCTAGATCTAGTTTTTCCAGAAATAACAAGATTAGAAATATCTGCAAATTGACTGTTTATAGAATTAGTAGAATTGGTAAGACTATAGATTGGAGTTCCAGTCCAATTCATTTGCCACTCATTCCAAACACTACCCCAACAGTTAGTACCATTTTTTATATTATCTAAAATTGAATTCTCATTAAGAATCAATTCTGGATCAGTAAATGTATCTTTCCACTCATCAAGATTTGGTGTGAGTATACAAATACCACTGTACTTGGATGATTTATTTGGATTGATAGTAGCTGTAGTTGTCGCAGATGTATTTTGGATTACTACTTTTTCAGTATATGGAAGAGTAATAAATCCTGTGCGGTTTACATATCCATCAGCAAGTCTCTGTGAATCATTTACATTTTTCTCAATCAATTTAGTTTGCGATGATGCAAAACTTGGTCTTAAAACACCAGTTTGCATATCAACCGAACATCTATAGTCGCTTGATGAACTATTACCAATACCATGACCTTCAAAATTATCTACAAGGATACCATTTTTAAATCTATCATTTCCAAACTCATCTTTAATTTGAGCATTAAATGTATCTTGCTCAAGCAAGCTAAGTACAGTATAATATTCAAGTTTTTCAACACGTTTTTCAAGTTTTCCGATATCTCGCATTGTGTAGCGACGATTATCAAAACTCTTAGTTGTGACATCAGTAATATTATATGTGTAAGCAGGAACATTTATATGATACAAAAGGATTGCATCAGAAATTTCTGCAGGAGTTTGTGGATTAAGCGAAGGAGTTCCCTTTGATACCACAAAATTACCATTCTTGGAAATATATACGCTATCAATTCTATTGAGATAGAATTCATACCCAGACTCAAATGCAGTTCCTGATAATGCTATAGTTGATGCAGAAGAACCAGTACCAGTAAACTTCAATGCATTTGTAGTAAGTTTATCGCTGTATCCAGGAAGAACTGTTGCAGTATCAGTACCATCATAGTCAGATACTCTAGGTCTGAAATCAACTGCATCTCTTAATGAGATCTTGCCAAAAGATGAAGAATCATAATCAGGAATATTTTTGTACTCAATGTTAGTGTATGAGTCAACAGTAAAATAATCACCTGTGTTAACTCCACCAACATGCTTAAAGTAATCAAATACAACTAACAATTTATTTGTAGGGAAGATTGCACCAGGCTTTAAGATAATTCTTGCAAGATCATAATGTGTATCCCTTTGCCCGCCGTCAAAGATAAACCGATCAGTAATATCAACATCAAGTTTGGTAGCAGCTGCCGCAGTTGCTGACATATGGATAGATCTTAATTTAAGTCCATCGGCAAATCCAACAGGAATAACTGGATCGTTAAATCCAGTATTTACATTATATTCATTGTTTTCTACAAGAATTTTAGTTTTAGGGGCGGTATCAACTTTTCTTACTGGAGCAATAACTTTAAATGCAATATTCGCAAAAGATACCCCAAGATCAATATTCAGTGTTTTATTTGATCCTGACAAAGTAGTGACACCAGTTAAATCAATCAATTGACCATTCTGGGGATTACTCATTACATAATTTGATGATGTAAATCCTAAGAACTGTTCATTAGTGCCTACAGTAACACTCACTGCACCTGCACCATCCAAATTACCAATAAATTCTGCCTGGACAGTATAATTGATGTTAGTGTTATTAGAATCTAATACTAATGTTTTTATATGCTTATTTGGAAGAGGATAAATTAATGAATTCTTTTCTCCACCAGAAAGTTTTGATCTAACTCTAATAACTTTTTTAGCACTAAATGATGAAAGTATTGAACCGAATACATAAATTCTAGAGGTATCCTGAGTTCCATCTAGACAAGCAAATCTTACGATATACTTTCTAGAAACTCCAGTATTATCAACAATTCTAATAACATCACCAGATACGAGGTCTAAATCTGGTCTTGATCCTAAATTATCTGCGGTTATAAAATAATTTCCTTCAGTTGCACTAAAGGTTGATCCTCCATCAATATAATAAGTTGATTCAGCTGATGCAATATCACCTGCAAAATCATTACCTGTAGTAGCGTTAAAGAAACTCTTGACAAAGGATGAATCATAATTGATTGCATTGTCAATGTTCGTAATAGCAACTACTGCACAAGAATATCCATTATTTGCAACAATCTCAACTGTTGGTGGAGTAGAAAATGTACCAATAGCTGCCCTAGCATCGGATGTAATTGTAATTGATCTGATTTCAGTACTAACTACATTGATATTACTAGCACCAATTTCAGTTAATCTATTGACGCCATTGATGTTAATAGCTGTTACATCAGCATTATTTGTATATGCAGTTCCAAATGCAACAACCTTTAACTCTTGAAGTGTTCCTTCTTCTTCGGAGAAATTGAAAGGTGTAACATTTCCATCTTGTTCTGATTGAAGAGTTTCTCCAGGAACAAATTCTCCAGTAACTCTAGAAAGAACCAGTTCATTTGTTTGTGTTAACAGTTGCTCAACGATTCCTCTAGCACGACTTGACTGACCATCAATAAATTTACCAATAGTAAAGTTAAGAGGATTTTTACATCTAATTTTTGTAAAATACTCTACACCAAATAATCCTAACTTAAATAATGCCGACTTGTCATATACATTATTTGATGACGAACCAGAAACAAAATTAACTGATCTTGTCTTACCAATACCTATAAGGGGGGTTGAAATTTGTTCGGTTGTCTTAAGAGTACCATTGACAGCACCCATAACGATTGATTCGCCAATTTCATGGACTACGGTGCCTACTTTAGTAATAAGTGCTACTGCTTCATTCTGACTAGCATTCAAAGCATAAGATCTCACCTCTCCCGTAATACTACCATTAGTATAGTTTGCAGGAAGTGATGGTGTAGCAGTTGAACTCAAATTTTCAATTGTAACGATAAAATAATTCTCTCCATCAGGAGCAGTACCATCTAAGTTAGCTGTAGTATCACCAAATTGAACATCAGTAAATTTATCAAAAAACTTAAGTTCCTGGAAAGAATTTGTACTCAACAACCCCATACCAGTAAGTGACTGCGACTTACTTTCTACATCAGGGAATGAAAGTAGATTCTTTACAGTATAACTAGAAGACTCTGATGGTGTGATTGAATTATTTTCCTGTTTCTCAGTATCTCTTGCTTTATCTACCGTAATGTATCTAACACCTGTTGTCTCAATTTCATATCCTTTAACATATGCTTTTCCTGGTTCTAATACCAATAAAAATTTGGACTCCGAACCATTAGGATACACACCATTATTATCAGAGGTAGATAAACTTTCTTTAATTCCAATAAGGAATTCTTTGACAACATAATCTCCAGATTCGTCAAACGTTCTTCTAGCAAGAACGTCTTCAAGAAGAGCATTTGTATTTGCAATACCTACAGACTCAGTTGCCTCTCCAGAAGTTACCTCAAGTAATTGAACAAAATCTTTTTGATCTGGAAAATCAATAGGTCTCTGGACTAATGATAGAGACATCTTAAGTCTATGTGCTCCAGGAGCAGCAAAATTAGAATACCCCTGTGCATTGTCAAGTAAAGAAAAATCTTCTTCAGATGTAGTTAATTGCTCAGATACAATAAATCCAACTTTTAAAGTAGGACTATTGTTATATTTTTCAAGAATAATAGTTTCGTTTTTATTCTTAACTAGACTACCATTAATAAAGTAAATTCCTTGTCTTACTGAAGCAGCACAACCATATCCTAATGCATTACTAGAAGTAGGCTTCACATTACCACTGATACCTACAATAGCTGTAGGTGATCCTGGAGTATTTGCTGTAATTGTTTCACCTTCATTAAACTTTTCATCAATAGTACTCGTCCCGCCATTTTCATATTTGACGAATAAAGTGGCAGAATCACTGGTGGTAGCAGAAGTAGCATTTACAACAGTTCCGATAACACCAGAAGTATTGCCTGTCATTTTTTTACCGATGTAATCGGTAATCTGTAAGTTATTAGTAAAAGAACTAATTTTTACATAACTATATTGCTTATCTACAATAAGTTCCCCAGGTACAACAACAGATCCCTGTTTGAAATTTGCTTTCGCAAGACTCTCAACTTGATTTTGTAAAATTGATTGCAGCGTAGTTAGTTCTCTAGACTGAATTGAAAATCCAGGTCTAAAGAGAACTTTATAGAAGTTGCTATTCGGATCAAAATCATCAAAGTATGGAGCTTTGTTTAGATTAGTACTCTGGGGCATATTACTAGGCTAGAATGTTGTTTTGATCTTGTATGATATATATCAGAATTCTACGACCAATTTCACATCCTCAATTTGGTCAATTGAGCGAGAAACTGTTCTTCTGTTTTCAACATAAATGATATCACCTGTATACTTCTTGACTTCTGGCGTTGAATAACCATTGGCAAAAGTCAAATTGGAAGTAGTAGAACTATATGCTGTATCTGGAGTCTCAACTGATCCAGATCCCGATCCTGTAATTGCATTGCCGCCAGAGAAAGGAGTCAGATCTCCACCTTGATCTCCAGTAGCAATATGCTCATAGCTGCTCTGATAAATTTTAAGGATTTTAGTTCCCGAATCCCATGAAACAACCTTACCAGAAGCACCAGTAGTTGTTTGAGTAATTACTTCATCAATATTAAATGATGCTGCAGTTGCTGAAGGGAATTTAATTGCAGTCAAAGCACTATAAGTTACACCGCTCGCAGCGCCACCACCTGCTTCCAGAGGATCGCGAAGGATACCGATTCTTCTGAAGTCAGTATCAACTGGGAACTCTTGGTTCTCATCATATGCTACTCTAGAATTAATCATAACACGCTTGGTGCCAAGTTCTTTGAAGATATTAGCACCATGACCACCTGAAGGAGGAAGAACTACTTCCAATACTGAAACAGAACTAGGTGATCCAATACCAGTAATTTCAGTTGCATTTACGTTGATGTAAGCATAGGTATAACCAGAACCAGGAGTTGTGATGGTTACCTCACTAACAGTACCACTAGTAACTTTTACTGTAGCAAGTGCTTGGACTCCACCATTTTGTGACCAATCTCCACGAATAGGGACACTAGTATATCCAGTAACGTCATTATCAGTGTAACCTGCTCCACCATTTTTAATCACTACTGTGTCAATAGATCCATCAACCGCAGCATTCTTTACATCAGTTCCATTAGAAGGATCTCCAGAAGGACCAGTTCCCCAAGCAGCAGGAACAGGAATATAAGAACTAGTGAAGAATTTGATTACATCATCAGTACCGATGCTGTACAAAAACTTCCATTTATATCCATCTGCAGTATTGAAGATAGATGTCTGAGTTCCTGAAGGAGCAACTGTAGAAGCAGTTCCGTTAGGGTTAGCAGGAGAAGAACCGTTGAAGATACACTTGTAAATTTTATAATCATTTACAACATAATACTTGGCACTATAAAGATGGGGAGCATTTTCTCCTGCAGAATTCGCTTTATAGTCAGTACTATAATTAGAACGATACATGGAGTATGTAACTCCAGATGTCCAATTATATCTTGGGATTACTAATCGTACATCTGATGAAGTGACTCTCTTAAGAGAGATCATATCGTCAAAAGTTTCTTTTTCGTAATTGAAGCTATCAACGGGTGTAGGTGGATTGTTCTCGTCTGGCGTTGCCAGATAAGAGTTACTATGCTGACTACCTGTTGATTGCCCAACGTAAGAGGTCGCACCAGCTACAGCTGCGGTATCCCAGTTTTGTGGTCTACCCATAAAGAAGTACATCTTGGTAGATGCCGCTTCGGAAAATGCTTCATCAAATTGTTGTGCATTATGAATTCTAAATTGTTCAGAAATTAAAGCTGGCATTTCTATAAGTGGTTTACGGTTTTCCTTGTGTTATTTATATTTATCACCCTCGCCAAGCGAGTCTCAAATAATCTGTATCTGTATGTGATGTTGCTGTTGTTGATTTAGATCCTCTGACGACTGTGAAGTCTTGACCAGAGATTGATGTATATTCCACAGTTTCATCACCAAATTCCAAATATCCTGTGGGTGGGAAGTTTGATACATTGCCAGTTACTGTAATGGTAGTAACTGTGTCATTAATAGCACCATTGAGTGTCAGACCATATGAAACATACGCTTCTGGTCCAATATTAATCATTGATGGTTCAATAGAACCCTGCGAAACTCCTCTGTGAGTAGTAAAGTCACCCACTGTAAGAGCAGGAGCATATCTATTAATCATTTCAATAGTAACACCCGTACCAAGATAAGATGCTAATGGATCATTAAGTTCTTGAGGTTCATACGAGAATTTGTTATTATCAAATGTCTGGAGATTATATGCTAGACCGGCATCAGAAGTATCTTTGAGCGTTCTTGATTCAGTTTCAACATGGATAGTATTAGAAATAATAAGTTGAGATATGATAATTGGGAGTAAGAACTCTTCCTCGCGAACAGATGCAACACCAAATCCATTGATTGCATTATAAGAAGTGCTATCTACAATTAACTCTCGTTTTGCAAAAAGTGGTGTTTGGGGTCTAATAATTTCATACTTCTTCGCAAAAATTAACTCAGGTGCCTCAGTATATCCAGAACCAGGGTTAGTAATTACAATATTAGTAACTCTACCATTAGTAATTTCAGCATATGCTTCTGCACCTGTTCCTGGATTACCACACTCAACTTTAAATAACACTATAGGTGCTACATCATATTCAAGACCTTGATTGGTAATATTGACTCCAGTTACTTGATAATCAAAAACTGGAGGAATACCTTGAGTTCCTTGAATACCTGCAGTGTTTTGGATACCCACTGTATTACCTCCACTAATGGGAATACCACTAACAACTGCATTTGCGACGGCATTTTTACCGCGAACATATGAGTTATCGGTATATACAAATGCAGTATAAAGCAGATTATCAGTATTTTCTAATGCCCTTTCATCAATTTTAATAATTTTCTTGGTGGTTTCTCCATCAATTTTGATGAGATCTCCAGGAAAGATAATATCTCCAGTGTTTGATAATTTATTAAAGTATCTACATCCCTCAGGATTATTATCACCAAGATATTCAAGTTTCTCAAAAACATTACCATTCCAGATAGAAATGGTTTTGTCAAACGTTTTCCCATAGAAGTAAAGACAATGGCAATTCTTCCCTACAGTTGGTGCCTCAGTGAATGTAATAACATTATCAACAATTGTAAATGAAGATCCTTCTAATTGAGGAATGCCATCAAGTAAAACTAAAATTTGATGATCATCAGGTGGAAGAATAATATCATCACCAAATTTAAATTCAAATGATTTTTTACTACTATTAAATTCATGCGAGAAATTATTTAATACTTTATACTTACTAAATGTATATGCAAAGAACTGTCTTTCTGGTGAATGTACTTCAGTAAATACAATCTTATTAGGATTGACACTTCTATTAATAGTATATGATTCACCATAAATTTGCACCACACCATCAATAAACACTAATATATTTTCATCTGCCTCGGTGATAATATTAGAACCATTAGTTTTTTTCAAATCAAATGTTTTTGATGTTCCATCAAACAAGATGTCCCTAACTTTGTATGAGTATCTTATATCATCTGAAGAATTAACAAATTTGAAGAAGATAGAGTGGAATGTAGTTCCAAATTTTGGTGCTTCAAAAAGGTTTAACGTGGAATTAGTGTAATTAAACTGCCCTTTCGTGTAGATGGAACCAGTAACATCACTAGAATCAATAATACCAGAAGTGGTTAAGAAGTCAGGAAGAATTGTGAAATCTTTCTCATAAAGTTGATTAGCAATTGCTAATTTCATCATATCACGAGCTTTATTGAATGCTGTTATAGATTCACTTACTTCACCCGCAAGACCATCGGGAAGTAAAGAGTTACCTTGAAGATATCTCCCAACAACTTCTCTTATGTTGGAATTGCCCCCTGTTTTCATGTCATTAATAATAGCATCAACAACTAAACCTAAATCTCTCCTACAAACTGCCTCTCCGCTAGATGGAATCCCGACTAGTTCATTGGGGAATGGAGTGGGGAAGAGTAAAGATCCTTGAGTCAGATAGAATGTAATAGTTTCTGAAAGATTATGGATATTTGAACGAACATCCGCACATGCCGTTGGATCGTTATTTGCGATAACACTAGTTACAGCAGGAAGAACAACAGCATCCGTAGCAGCACGAACAAATGTATGTGAATAATTACCACCTGAAGTAACCACAACTTGATTCAATGCACTAGCAGTAGCACTTACAAATGTATGAGTGTAATTACCACCAGATACAACAGCTCCAGTTGTTGCGGAAACAAATGTGTGAGTAGTTGTGTTAGTAGATGGTATAGTGGTAAGAACTTGAATTGTAATTGTGGTTGCAGTTACCGATTCAATATTGATTGCAGTATCATAGAATGGATCAGTTAAACGAGGGTATGCGTGGTTGGTTCCATTACTATCCTCATCACATGTGAATACAAGTGAATCTGGCAATAACTTAATGCTTGTACCAGCAGTCAAATTATGATTACCAATGGTCAATTCCATCAATCCTGTTGTAGGATTATAATCAGCACCAGTTGGTGTAAATGATACAAGTGGAGATGCTCCAATGTTTACAGTAAGTTGATCATTGGTTGCAGAAATGACATTGAGTCGTTTATTAGAAGCAGGATCAGTTGATCTTGGATATGTTTTGTTGGATGTATTTCCATCCATTAAACAACTGAATGTAAGACTCCCATCTCCAATGATAATACCATCTCCTGCGGTAAATCCATGATTAGCTGATGTAATACCTAAAATTCCAGTGGCAGCATCATAGGTCGCATCAGTTACTGTGTAAAGTCTTGGGACATATGTATGAACTGACGTGTCAGTAGAACTACCAACATTAATTGTGATAGTAGTAGCGGTCGTAGAAGTGATCGGAACAGGAGTATCGTATGTCTTATCCTTTTTCTTCTTTAAACCGTTCACAGAGGCACTCACAAAGGTATGAGCGGACGTATCACTAGAAACACCTATACGAACCTTGAATGTATCCTCAGTTGTTTCAGTAATTGGCAACCACTTCTCTGCATATGGGTCAGACCCTGCACGAGGATATGAATGATTAGTTTGATTATTATCTAAAGCACATGTAAATGTAATTGAGTTATTATCAAATTTAATAAAATCTCCATCTTCCCACCCATGATTATTGATAGTAATAACCATTACTCCAGAAACAGGATCATAATCTGCACTTTCAATAGTTTCACTAAGAATAGATGTCTTCGGGTATGAATGATTAGTTTGATTGTTATCTAAGTCGCATGTAAATGTAATTGATTCATCTCTTAATTTGATAGTTTCATACTTAGATAATGTGTGAGTGCCAATAGTCAGTTCAACGTCACCCGATTGGGGGTCATAATCAGCAGCAGTAATATCAAAACCAACCAGAGGTGATGTACCTATGTTTACCTGGAAAGTATCTGTGGTAACATTAGAAACTGCCATGTTTGTGTTAAAAGCGTTATCAGTTACTCTGGGATAACTCTTCTCAGCAACATTTCCATCCATACCACAAGTAAAGATGAAACTATTTTCTTTAAGAAGGATATTATCTGAATTAGCAAGACCATGATTAGCAACTGTTACATTTAAAACTCCAGTAGCAGCATCATAAGTTGCAGCAGTAGGTGTTCCTACAGCAGTTCCCCAATATTCAGCATTTCCTGGCGTTACTGTAAGATCTTTATCAAGCAACTGGTTAGTAATTGCCGATTTCATCATATCACGCGCTTTATTAAATGCTGTTATAGATTGAAGAATTTCACCACTCAATCCATTCGTAATTAATGTATTTCCATTGACATTAAAATATTTTTTGAGAAATTTACGAGCATAAACATTGCCACCAGTATGAACATCTAGTGATACGGCATCAATAAACAATCCAAGATCACGCTTACACTTTCCTTCGCCCGTAGTATCGGACCCGATAGTTTCTGCTGGAAGACCTGCAATAGATCCTGCAGTAAATGCATCATTTACAATACCAGCAAGAACTGTAATAGCAGATGTTACGTTAGCACACAAAGGAGCACCGAGAGGATCAGGAGTAATCGTAGTATCAGTAACTGTAAGTTGATTAGTAAATGCAAGGATCATATTATCCTTAGCGGCATTAAAACCAAAAATTGCCTCTGCTTCTTCACCAAGAATACCGTTAGTTATAGGATTTCCAGAATCATCAAAAAACTGTAGTGCAAATTTACGAGCATACTCATTACCACCATTAACAAGATCTAATGATGTGTAATCAATAAAGAGACCCATATCTCTCTTACACTTGGTCTCATACGCTCCATGAGAAGGATATTGAGCAATAATAGCATTCCAGGAATTATTAACAATCTCAGTTCTATTTTGCTGAATGAGTCTATAAGCGTCCTTAAAGCGATAATCACTCGCAGTGGCAGGATCTAGCGGATAAACAAAATCAGGATAGTCTATGGCGATTTGAGCAGCACCTCTGTCAATGATTTCCTTACGGTTCCTTTGGATATACCTGTATGCATCTTTATAACGTGATGTTGATGTAGTTTGGGGATCATTCGGATAGAAGAAATCTGGATATTCAATAGAAATTTGAGCATTTGCTCTATCAATAATTTCTTGTTTATTGATATAAATTAGATCAGCACCATCTCTATGGCGGTTTGCACTAACCACAGTAGATTGAGCAGGGTCTAACCAGATTCCTTTATTTGAGACAGGAAGTGCAACAGATGGATTATTTAAATAATACGTTAAAATTCCAATTAGAGTCCCAATCGTACTTTGAACATCAGCACAAACTGCAGGATCATTATTAGTAAGAGTTCCATTAGGATTGGAAATTTTTACTCTAAATGAATCAGAACTAGGAACATCATAGATTTCAAACTTATCATTAAAATTAATATTTTGAACACTATTAGTAATTCCAGAAACATGGAGATATTTGTTATCTGGATATCTTTGACCAGCAATTGTTATTGCTAAATTATGATCTGTTGATGTAGTAACTGTTGCTAAACCAGCATCATACGACAGACTCACAATTGACCCAGTGTCAATTGGTTCTTGGAATACTTCATTCAATGCAAGAATTACAGAAGTATTTTTAGTATCAGTTGGGAATGTTCCGTCATTGGTGATAACACTATATGTGTTTGTATTTTCATTCAAATTTGATGAAAGATCCGCAATTTGTACTGATTCAATTTGATTATCTAAGAAATTAAGTTGTGCAGCGCCTGTGCCCAAATAAGACTTCAAGTTAGCTGCTTTGATCGTAGATAATTCATATTTTTTAAATACAATATCAGATTCTACATTAATTGTCGGAAGTTGAATAAGAATTTCATTTGCATGAGGATTCGCAGCAAGTCCGATACTAAATGCGGAACCTGTTACAGTGTCCTCAAAGTCAACATCATTTTCTACAGATACTTCGCCAAATAATTTAAATCCAAGAGGATGAGTTGTTTCATCAACATACTTCTTATAATCACTAAGACCTTTAGTGCTTCTAATTACATATGAAAAATCTTGGTAGTAATAACTATCAGTAATTTTCTGAGAAGAAGAACTAATTTTACCCAGATCAGAATCAAAGAATCCAACTCTTGTCATAAATCCATCAACATTTCCAAAAACATCTGGTTCATCAATTGAATAAACTTTAGATGTTGTTGATTGAATTGATCCAGTTAGAATATCATTTACATTTAACTCACCAGATCTAACTTGTATATCTAATAACAATACATTTTTACCAAGTTCCTGAATTTTACCAATAAATCCCTCAAAATTTGGAGTCTTTACGGTTTCTGCTAATTTATATGAAGTTGAACTTACATCTACAGCAATAACTTTTTTATTAAATACGAGTGATTTTGCTAATGTATAATCTGCTGTAAATTGACTACCATTATTATTAAATCTTACACTTTTAACCTTACCAATATTTGTACTTTCAGCAAAAATTTCAGCATCATTATCAATTACAGTAACAGTATCACTTGCATCATAATCATTGCCAATAGCATCAATAGAAACTGAGACAATCCTACCACCAACAATAGATGGAGTAAGAACTGCACCAGTGCCATTAAGTGTGTTTATATGTAATGTAACATTATTAGAATATCTACTACCTTGACTGATAACACTGATAGATTCAAAACCTCCACCTGTTATTGACTGGGCGAATGAAGCATTATCTAACTGACTATGAACTATACCAAGAATTTTCGGTAATTTTTTATATCCTTCTCCACCATCAACTACAGAGATTTTTTTAATCTGACCTAAAGCACTTTTAGATAACGTGTCGTATGAAATTACATTGACATACTGAAGTTGTTCTGGTTGACGTGTAACAGTATATTTAAACACATTATCACTGACTACTGTAATATTTTGGACTCCTTCGGGAGTTGATAAGACAGTGAAAAACTTTTTATCATTACTAATTTTTTTATTTTGTTCATAATAATAGATTCTCGTCACACCAAAATCTAGCAATGCTGCTTTTCTAATAATTAATCTAGCACCGGCAGTTCCTGGCGTACCAAGGTAGTCAATATTACTAATGGGGTTAATATTTGTAGAATCTTCTGAGAGAGAAAGGTTAAACCCAAAGTTACTCCCATCACTAGTATCAAGTATATACTCTGTTCCTCTAGATACTCTAAATTGCAGATCTCTTACATAATAGTTTCCAGTATTTGTTGGGTCAATTTCCCAATATGTCGTAACAGGACCAACACTATTAATACTAATTTCTCTACCTGCCGGAGTAGATGAATCTAGAATAACACTGGTGTCTGATAAAGATCCTGATGATACTCTAACTTCAATTGATGTATTTAATTTATCAATACTATAAATTACACCAGCAACTCCTGGTGTGGAAATTGCAGAACCAACATCAAGTCTATAATCCTTGTCATTTTCTGGAATATGCAATGATACTACATTAGTAGCGGCATGAAGACGAATTGGTGTATTGAATTGTGATCTCTCAACAGTAAATTGATGACTTGAATAATTTATTCCTGTAATTTTTAAAATTTCATCATTGATCATAATGAAATCATTTTCTCTATAGTCAATTGACGAATCTACGTTTACAGTAGTTTGGTTAAATGAAACGTCAGCAACCAAAAAACTATTCGCAACCGGAGGTGTATAATGAACTGTTTGATAGTTTGATACTCTAACTTTATATGTTTTTTCAGAGACTAAAGATTGTCTATCAAGATTTAATGTTACTTGATCACCATTTGATAGTAAGTGAGGTTCTGTTGTTTCAACGTTAACATCAAATGTAAGTCCTTGCTCTACATATTCAGGACCAGAAATATCAATTGGCCAAGGAAGATCAGGAATATTATTAGTTGTAGTAAATCCAGAAGCAGAAAACCCTGAAGATACACCATATGAAAGTGTTGATACTGGTTTACCCTCAATTTTCTCAACCCTACCAAAAGATCTAGATCCTTCTGTATCAGTATTATCAATAAAAACAAAATCTAAGTTTTTGAAGGAATCTCCACTAGAATTCACAGTAAACGAACTGAGTTCCCCTCTTTGAACCTCTCCTACAAGAAGGGAAGCATCAAATCCTTGACTTGGTGTATTTGCACTTCTAATTCTCCTTGCATCTGCAGGTAAATTATTTTGATTTGATTGATTGAATTCAATATTAAAATTGTATTGTGATGGAACTGATTGGTAAGTTGTACCAAGAATATATGGATACTTTCCAGCACCATCATTGTCTACAGTTATGAAGTAGCAATATCTACCATTAGGATATTCTGGTGTTTTACAAAAACGACCATTATTTCTGTCAAGACTACCATTTCCTTGGGCAAAATTATAATCCTGAACAAATGCCCCCAAAGGATATACTGATGTACTTGGTCTTGTCGCAAGAGAAGTAGTGTTTAATGCATATGAACTAGTTTGTCTAGAGATGCCACTACTTTCATTCAATGCTTGAGAATAACCATATGGTCCATAAATTGGATTACCATCATATGCCCATCCTAAAATAGGAGAGTGAACAAATCCAGATGTTTTTTCATCATAATTAGCATTTACGCCCTGAACATTATCAGATAGCGTATGTCTGAGAATTTTTGGATTTGATGGATATCCATATTGTAAATTATATTCTATGTTTCTACTAGCATATAAGTAACCATTACCACTGTCAGACTTTATGGACTGAGCTACTGCCCAAATACCTGCATTATCCTTGTCATGAGTAGTTTTAAATACTCTGTCAAAAGACCATTTTCTGACGATACTTATAGCTTTTACTCCTGATGCTTTTGAAATGATCCTTATTCTAATGGTGCTCTTGTCAGTATAATCTACACCACCATTAAGAACAGTAATTCCCACAACTTCATTGTTGTTAATTTGTGCTGTGGCAAAAGCACCATTTCCTTTTCCTGAGATATCAGTAATTTCTACCCTAGGAGCAACCACATAGTTAACACCAGGATTAGTTACACTAATGTTTTTAATTTGCCCAAAAGCTAAGTCACCATCATTTAGGACACTAGCAGTAGCATCAAATCCATATGTAACTTCAAAAACACGATCTGATGTATATCCAGATCCACCATTAACAACATCTACTGAGATTACCTTACCGTCAATAATATTTGCATGGAAAGTAGCATTAGAACCAGTTCCATCAACAACTCTGAATACAGGTTGGACATCCGTCTCAAAACCAAAACCGGTAGAAGATACACTAACCTCTGTAATATCTCCAAATGGCACATCTTCATAATCTTGAGCACTAAATGCCTCAACACCATTTACAAATAATCCTACTGGTGTATCTTTAGTAAACTGTTCTTGTGTATTTTTTTCAGGTACTAATGGAATAGATTTTAAAAGATTCTGATTTTTGACATCAAAACCTACACCTCTAAAACTACCAATTGGATGAGTTGGTAATCCAGGAGATGCAATATATACGAAATTTTTATCTTTATATACAGATGTTACACCTGAAGTAATTTTTCCAACCGCATTGTTAATTTGGACATCTGAACTACTTCCAAATGATCCAATTTCGTTTTTTCTCCATGAATTAAATTGTTCTCTATCATCAACTGTGCCATCAAGTGATAATGTGATAATTTCATTTTCATTATAGTAATTAGAACCATCAACAATACTAGTCGTGGAAAGAGATCCTAATAATCTAAGTCTAATTTTATTTGAATCTATTCGGTCACCATCTTTATAACCAAAAAGAGTTTCAGTAGTAATTACGGGTTGTAAATCTGCATGACTAACTGCGACAGTATTATAAGTACCTCTACCACAATCAATAAATTGATTAAAGGTTTTAAAGCGATATGTAATAAACTCGTCATCAATTTTAATAATTCCATTTAATTCTGGAAATCCAATTGTACTATCAACAGTAACTACAGAACTGGTATTACTCAATACTCCACGAACAATAGTATTACTAGGAATAGTGAAGTATTGGTTATTAGTTACGTTTAATCTAATCTCATATACATTTTTATCCCCAGATGGATAATTTTGAATATTATTTACAAGGATTTGATCAATAACAGCAACTTTAACATCCTGTCCACTAGCATCGGTTTGATTTAATTCATTTCCGACAAGATCATAAGGATCTCCATCAATTTCTTCTACTTTAATGACATCATCAACAGTCCAATCTGAGAAAGAAGATTTGATTACATAATCTTTAGGATATCTTACAGTTACTTCTTCATCAAACAATGCTCGGAATAAAAATTCAATAGAAAGATCTGTTCCTTTATAACTATAAAAATCTTTAACATTTCTAATTAAAGTATCTCTACTAATTTGATCAGAAATATTTTCATGAGGAAACCCATCAAGATACTGATTTTCATAATTTCTTAAAATAAGAAATTTAATAAGATTTGATAGATTATTAACTTTTGAACTTGCTAAATGACTATCTGCAACTGTAGAAGTTGGTACAGTCTTTGAAGAAGAATATTCAACAATACCAGAAAATCCCCTCTCACATTCTAGGAGAGTTTTTGATGTTAAATTTACACTTCTATAGAAAATAATTTCATCATCAATCATGATGATGCCATTTTCAGATGGAAGACCATCTAACTTATCTAAAACAATAGATGTTGCAGAAGTAGAAATATCTTGCTGCAATTCGTATGTTTTTACTAAGTCAAATTTTCTAAGTTCTTCTAAATTTTTATATTCTAAAAAATTCTCGGTAATATCACTTATACCACCAACAATTTCTAGTGATCTATAATATTCCTCAAAAAACTTTACAAACGTTGGAAATTCATTGACGACAAAATCTGGTAGTTGTTCTGCAACCAAATCCGAAATTTTAAGCTTATTAAGATCCATGTTAGACGTTTTCCTGGAATATCTGGAACAGACTATCTTCTACCGAAAGGTTTAAATATACCTCTCTCACTGCGAGGATATCATCATTATCAGGGACCGCTTGGATAAAAATTTCATTATCGGCATTTGATCCACTAACAAAATTAATTTGATTAATAGTTATATCACCTTTTACAAAGTCAACTTTTCCTACATTTTCAATTAAAATTTTCTTAGTTGCGGTACTTGTGTCAATAGTATATATTCTAATTGTACCGTCCTCAATATTCTCCATATACGAATCAGTATTTGGAAAATTGACCGTTCTGAATACAGTACTTGAAATGTTAGTTTTATTGTCGCAAAATTTTCTGAACGGATTTTTATAACAAAGTAAGTAGTGAGCGTTTGTACTCAATGCAGGTTTAATTTTCTTTCTCAAAGAAATTGCAGTTACGTTACCACTGATAGAACGTTCGGCAGCATCAATAACTGTAGCAACCTTACTTTTTCTAATTCTACCGCCAAATTTATTAATGCTATTAGTATCACGATATTGAGTAAGATTTTCAATAACAACATTTCTTAACTGCTCATGTGTTAGGTTGGTATCAGTACTTCTATAGTAAATTTTACTATTTACTAATACATCAACGATAGATGGATCTATAATAACAGGGGTTACAGAAGCAACGGTAAATTTCTTTAATTTAGTTAAAATATCTCTTTTTGTGGAATTACTTAAGCTATCACTAAACTTAGGTTTAATTGCAATTTTAACTCTGCCATATTCGGGCGGTTCTTCAGTTTCACCACCATATACAATAATATCAGCAATTGCTGAGTAAAGTCTCTGTGTGATTACTTTATAATCATCTAAAGTGACTGCTCTATTTTGAGAAGAATAAAATTTAGGAGCATTTCTCTTAATTACCGTCTCACTTTCAATATCGTCTCCTCCTTCACTTCCATTTATTACAGTAGTAGTAATTCCGGTCAGAATTCTATTGAGAGATTCATCATAAATTTCACCAGAAAAAACAAAGTTCTTTAATTTATTTGCAGACTCTCCAGAAGAAAGCAAATATGAAACTTCAATGATATTATTATCTGATAACTTCTTTCCTAAAACTCCATCACCAAATAATAACTCGTATTGAGAATCATCAGTTTCCTGAACAAAAAATACTTTGTGGGTAGATCCAATATCTAAAATATTTTCTGCTAATGTATAATTTTCTTTATTCGTAGAATTAGCAGACTCCCTTACAGATACTCTGATACTTGAAGTATCTACATTTATTGTAGGGATAATAAATTTTTGATTTGGAGTAGTATTATCAACCAAATATGTGGTATTCAGATAAATTCCTTCAGTAGCTCTTAATTGGTCATTCACAACATTTGAAATAAGGCAAATATTGTTAGTTACAGGAGAAACTACATCCTCTAAAGTAGCAAACTGAAACGTTTCTTGTCTAGATTCTGGATTTGATGAAATAAAGCAATTTCCTTTCTTTAAAGTCAAAAATGACGGAACCAATCTTTGGTCAACTGCTGCCAAAGCGGTAAAATCAACTTTAAGTTGAACAAATGCTTGTGATGAAGTTGTAGATTTTGGAGTATATCCTAATTGCTTCGCAACTTTAACAATATTATCTCGTAATGAGGCAGACGACAGAAAACTCTCATTAACTGCCATCGTTGTATTGAAAGCAGTATAATAAGTGTTATACGCCAAAAGATCAACCACCGCTGCTAGGCTTGATCCTTCAAAGTCGTAGTCTGTGAAATCACTATTACGTTTTAAATAATCAATTAGAGTCGCTTTGATATCAGCGTAGTCTAAAGAACTTACTTGTGCGAATGCCATTTATATTCTAGATGAAGATGGTAATGATAATGTAACATTATTAACCTGACCACTATCAGGTATCAAATATACAATCTGAACCCCATACTCATAATTGGACTCATCCAAATCAATAACAACTTCTAATAAGGTTATTCTAGGTTCATATAAAGTAATTAAACTTTCAATTTCGCTTTTAATTGATCCCCCTGTAACAAAATCAAAGGGTTCAAACAATAAATCAGGAATTCCGCTACCAAATGTCGGATTAAAAAACTTTTCACCTTTTCTGTATGAGAATAAGTTGAGAAGTGCTCTCTTAATAGCATTCTCATCCTTAAGGATAGCAAGATCTTTCTTCAACGGGTTAATTTTGAAGGTAAAACTTAAGTCTTTATAAGATCTTGACGGTAAAAGCGCCATTTCGTAGCAGGTATTTCAGTTATTTATCACGATTTTTAGAAGTTTTCTTTTGGTTACTCTTTTTCAAAAGTCTTTCCGACTCAATTTGAGTAATTAATGTCATTCCAGACTTAATAAAGTCTTTGCTTTTATCGGTTGGTGAGTTTCCCATTGATTTTTTTGTAGTTTTTACGATTTCGTAATCAGTTCCAAGAATTTCTTGCATCATAGCATCATTCCAATGCTCATAATATCCAGATTTTGCTAAAATTTCGCGGTGTTGCCGCAATATTGCCTTAGTTTGAGACATGATAAGGTTATACTTACCATTATTTGTCTGGACACCATTAATAAAGGTGTGATAACTACCACAATCTTCCAAAAATATATATTCTGGATATATTTTGTTGTAAATTTCACACCACATTTGAATAGCAAGTGTATCCAAATAGTCTTCAACAACAAAAATAACGACATCAGACCCTTCTGTAGGAATGATGTCGTCAATAGGTGTGTGTATAATCTTATAAGTTGCAGTTGAAGAGAAAGGACACACACTAAAATTTCCTAATTCAGGGCGAACTTCAGAAATTCTAGCAATCCAGTCCTTAATATGCTCCTCAATATCACTCATTATTCTTTTTCTTTGTCTGGATGTTCTTGTTCTGATGGTCTACGTCCTACGACATAACCATAAGACTTTGGTGCTGGTGTTTCTTCGCTCATTTTCCTTGTCCTCGGTAGCGTTTTTTAGCCCCATTACGAGAGCTTGCACTATATTTAGTATGCTTGCCATACCCCTGACGAGATTTTTTAGGTTGTGGTTCAATATTTTCGTTACCGTTAAGAGATTTGGTGCGGGACATAGATTCCTTAAGTTTACTTTTTTAGTATAGCACACTAATTATGCTGGAGCAATACTGATGATTTGGATCTGTGGTGAACCCGATTCAGTTCCATGAGAAGTATTACTTACAGTTATTTCTGTAGGACTATTCGGATCAACAGAGGGACTTGGAAGACCTCCAATATAAGACGATCCGCCGCCTCCACCTCCACCAAAGTAAGCACCATAACTAATACCAGTATCCCAACCGCCTCCACCGCCACCGCCACCATAATATCCCATACCGCCTTGACCACCACTACCATCAATACCACCTCCACCATAACCAGCAGAGAAGAAATTACCAGTAGTTCCAGAACCAGCAGATAGATCTCCACCTTTAGCACCACCACCTCCACCTGTACCATTTCTATATCCACTAGTGGTTCCACCACCACCTCCACCTGAACCATTCAAAGAGGCACCACTTGCTCCAGAAGTATATCCAGCATTACCACCCTGAGGTTCGGGTGGTCTGGGTGCGCCCCCGGCCCCTCCTTCACTTCTAGGATTTCCTTCATATCCACCCTCAGCTGCAAGCATTATACAATTACCACCATTAGTTCCAGTGCCATAAAATAATGCTGCATATCTAGAATCATATTGAAGTCTGAAAACATCGCCCATAGGAAGACGCACCGTTCCTTGGACATAACCACCAGTTCCCCCATTCCCCGGAGGAGTGTTGCCACGAAGTCTTACTGTGATATCAAAATCTTGAGATTGAGCAGTTAAGAAAACAGGTTCAGTTAAAGTAGTTGTACTGGAAAGATCTGAAATATCAGTAGCAGTATTTGTGGTAATTCCAGTCATCAGAAGTCCTTGGGGCACAGAAACTTCAATGATAGCAAGACCATGACCACTATTAGCGCCACGTCCTGCTACATAATCAGGATCATTATTATATGGTGCTGCAGCACCACTGGAAGAACCTTGACTTCCAGAAGTATAAGTAGTACCCGAAAGATCGCCAGTGATTGAAGAGGGGACGGAGACATAACCTGATCCACCGCCTGCACCACCACCAGTGCAATTGTTGCCAGTATTCTGACCACCGCCACCACCGCCTCCATAGAAACCTGAACCACCTCCACCTCCACGGTTTCCTTGATTATATGGAGCTCCTCCCGAAGCGCCACCGCCAGATCTTCCAGTAGTACCAGATCCAGCGCCACCACCGCCGCCTGAACCACCACCACTAGATGAAGCAGCGCCGCCAGCGTTAGGACCAGTACCACTTCCTACAGATCCATTTGGGGCACCACCGCCACCACCCTGACCATTTTGACCAGCTCCACCACCGCCGCCAACATACCAATTAGCAGTATTACCTGATCTAGTATATGCAAGTTCTGATCTCTGACCACCGCGACCCGCTCCATAACCACTCATACCAGCAGCAGAATCTCCAAGACCAGTAGAACCTACAAATACTGTAAGTGAATCACCAGAACCTATATTAGAGATTGTTCCAGAAGCATATCCACCAGATCCACCACTAAAACTTCCTGAAGGACATTCTCCTGTTCCGCCGCCACCAGCACCCCAAATTTTGAATGTAAAGTCAGTAGCATCTGTCAAGTCAACAGTAGTAGATCCAAGTGAATCAATAACAAGTGTTGAATTTCCAGGACCAACAACTAGAACTACAGCATCAGATGTAATCTTTGTTCTTGAAAAATTATTTGTGATAATACATCTATATTTGTTTCCACTATCTGATGTAGTTAATGTTGGTGTTGTGTAACTATTAGAAGTAGCACCGCTAATATTTGTATAAACTCCACCAGATGATACCTCCCACTGATAATTAATAGTAGGAGATGATTGACCAATTACTTCTGCAGCGACAGTAAAAGTTGCAGTAGATCCAGAAGAAATGACAGAACCTTGTGGTTGAGTTTGTATATTAATATAAGTTGCTTCTATAACAATCCTTGAATCCTGTTCATGATCTCCGGCAGTTCCTCTATTAGGATCACTTTGTCCTGCAAATGCAGTTGTACTTCCTGTAGCAGTAGAATGCACATAACCTGATCCACCAGCACCACCTCCACCTGATTGTGTTCCTTTTCCGGGGTCACTGCTTCCATTATATCCATCATAACCACCAGCACCGCCACCACCACCATAGTAACCGCCACCGCCGCCGCCACCACCTGGAGCAGCATAAGATCCGCTGTTAGCACCACCTACACCACCTTGTAAAGTAGAACCAGTAGTGCCATTAGTTGAACCACCTGATGATGTTGTTCCGCCAGCACCACCCGCAGACTGAGAGGCACCATCGCCTCCAGTAGCAGAAATTGCTGATTGTGAACTATCACCACCATCAGTTCCTGTTAGACCACCTCCAGACCCTCCAGAAACTTTTAATCCTCCTGTGTGGGTGTAATAATATGTGTTACTTGTATAACAAGTTGTTGGTACTGTTATAGTTGTACTATAGTTAGCATAGGCGTTCCAACCCCAGTTGGCAACATAACTACCATAACCATTATCATTTCTATAGAAGTATACTAAGAATCCATAAAAGAATTTTTGAAGCGCACCAATATAAAAACCTGGCGCAGCTCCGCCACCAGCAGTCCATGCCCCAGCATAAATACTTAAAGTATAATTAGCATCTAGAAAATAATCTGCGGGATTGAAATATACATAATACCCTCTAGGTGGCCAATGTCCTGTAGTAAAAGCAGTAGCAGTGTTTCCACTCCAATACAAAGCGTTATTTGATTGAGCGGCATTATTATAAGAATGATAAACAGTACCACTCTTATTACGAACGTCACTAACAATCTGGGTGGTAGTGCATGAGTATGATGAAGTTACGGTATATGGATAACTTATAGAAGATTGACTGCCACCACAACTAGATGCCATGTTAAGACTAGATCCACCAGCACCGCCTGCAATGGCAAGAGCATTGGCATATGATACCGAAGTATCAAAGATACCTGCGTACCCTCCTCCTGCCTCTGCGTAGCGTCCAGAGTCTGATGATCCTGCCGCACCACCACCAGAGTTCATAAGAAGTTTTAATTGCTGACCTGTACTTAAAGGAACTTGTGCATCTGTGTGACCACCTTTTCCAGCACAAGTTCCTTGTCCCCATATTTTGGTAGCAAATTTACTTCTAGCACTAGAAAGTGAAGTTACAGTGTATGCAGTTGAATTACTAGGATTAAAGATTAATGTCCCATGTTCCTCAAAATCCCAAAATTCTATACCATCAATTTGAGGTTGAATTCTAAAATCAAATCCTAAAACAACCGCTGTGACAATATTACTGTATACATCTGCGGCATCAGCATTAGTAAAGACAACTCTATACTGATCATCAGTATCATCATCAATATCTAAGATTGGTGTAGTATATGATACTTGTGTACCACTTGAAATATTTGTACCATCCGCACCAGAAATATTATTCCAAACATTACTACCAGATTCTTTTTTCTGCCATTGATAATTTAATGTAGAACTACTAATAGTGGCTGTTGAATTTAATGTAAAAGTAATACCCTGTGCAGTAGGAGTCCATATTGGTTGTGCTGTAATTACAATACTTCTGTTGATGGCAAGAATAAAGACCCCTGAAAATGCAGGAGAATTTACTGCTGAAGCATTTTGTATTTTACAACGATACTGGTATCCACTCTGACTACTAGTGAGTCCTGCTGTCAATTGCAAGGTTGTATAAATTTCACCAAAAATATTAGACCACGATACACCATCATTAATAGACTGCTGCCACTGAAATGTTGTATTTGCGGGATCAATTCTATTTGCGCCAGCACTTACTTCTAAAACAATAGCAGTAGTTGTAGGTTCAGTTGCTGTTATTGTTTTGTCAGTATTAGGATCAATATCAATAATGGATGGAACAAGAGTTTCAATACTTACTCCCGGACCACCACCAGAGTTACCAGATCCACCTCCGTCTGGATTAATAAGATTTGCTGATGCACCGGCATCTGCTGCGGCAATATCTGTAGCACTTACTTCAAAATAGTCAGCAGGATATACCTGACCTTTCTCAAATCTCCCTCTACGGTCCTTAGGGATAAATTTTACTAGATTAGAGAAGGGTTTAATCTTCATATCATGTATACCGTTATCGCACCTTTAACTAGTGGGAACGAACCTGTAATACCAAGTGCAAGATCACCAATTTTTTCTGCAGCAAGTTGATTAATAAAAACTTTTGGAGATCCTGTAATAACAGGCGCTACATGAGTTTTACAACACTTAGGGCATGGAACTATTTCCTGATAAGGAATAGTCACATCACCAATTCTAGAAGCAGCTAATTGCTCAATAAAAACATTAGGCGCACCAGTTCCTTGAATAGGTACAGTACACCTCTTCAAATAAGGATCTGAAATTCTACCTGCTGATCTTAAACTCATGAGTCTGTAACTGGTTTTGGTTGAGTGAACAGAATGTCAGTCTGAGGGAACGTCTGACCATAACGTTCATGCTGCTCTGCCTGTGATCTTTGTCTATTATTTAACAGGTCGTTTAGAATTTTTTCCCAATCATTATTACTGTTATTGATAACGTGAGTAATAACATGAGTATCAGTTCCGGTTTGCCCAGATAGATTATTATATCCCATACGATTAGCAATTTTAGTCAGATTTGCAGTTCCAATGTCATTTACATTATAGATACCAAAACCTGAATATACTTGCCAATCAACTTCAATCGTAAATTTAAGAGTAGTTGACTCTCGCTGATCAGGAATAAACTTATAAAGGTTATCAAACTTATCAGGAAGTTCCCAAAGACTATTCGCCTCATAAGTACCACCTACATAATCATTCGTATAACCAAATTCGTTGTAGCAAAATACGGAAGCATTGTAAGAACCCTTGATTGTAAGAGTATTCCAATCAGGGACAGTAAATGATGCAGAACCCTGCTCATCATCAGTATCTGTGACTAATGTAAAGGATGTGTTGCCACTCGGAGCGACATTCGTTGTAAAATTGACACCGCCACCGTTCCCATCTGCTTTAGACAGAACATCACGACTAAACCAATCGCCTTTTTCATTTTGGGCAATCCCATCGCCGTTAGGACCTAAAGTATCTACCCAGCGCATAGCAGTGGGAATTCTTGCTACATGAACTCCACCATATGCCCCACTAGGTTTCCTAGTGCTACTACCATACCTATAACCTCTAGTGTTATAGTTTGTGGAATTACTATAGGTTACGTCAGTTCTTCCCGCACCTTCTTGTGTGGTAGGTGGAACTCCAGCATTAATATTGCTACTCTTAACAGTAAAGGAAAAACTATTGTATAAGTTTACTGCAGGGAGAATTGGTTTCTCTGCACCACTTTCATAGTCGTAAGTAGATGTAGATCCAGGAAGACCATTATAATCGCTATAAACTATGGTGTATGACATTTCTTCTCTAGTTCTGATACTTTATTGTGTAGATAATCTAAAGTCTCTATTAGTTTCTCGTGTTCTTCTGCTCCAGGTCTCTTATAAAAAAACTCTGGACTAACTAATTTAGCGACAACAACTTCCAGATTATTTATTCGGGCAAGTACTTCCTCAAAGTCAAAATACTCTTCATTCGCCATGTACTTCTCCTCTACCTAGCAGTTCACAATAAGATGTTGCTTCTTTCTTAGTCTTCCAAGATTTTGCCTTATCTAAGTCATCAACCCAATCATGATTTACAAGATGATAAATCCACTCACTATTAATATAGCGAGAAGAGTTTCGTTCCCTTAAATACCATTTCTTAGTTGCCATAGTAATTTATGCTAATGTCGTCTGTACTTATATGTAGTTCTAGAACCCGTGGCATTAAGTCTTCCACAAAATCCATAGCTTCATCATATGAATCAAAGATGATTTCATCATCATCTTTGACCTTAATACCAACTCTCATTAGATGAGCCCTTGATTACGAAGATGAACCACTGCTTCATTACATCCTCCAATAAGTTGACCATCTTTGAGTACACGGGGGAACGTTGCACCATGTCCAAACTTTTGAGTGAACTGCTCTTCAGAAAAATCTGTATTGAGTGTCAACTCCATATAATCTTCTCCAAGTCCTTCTAACACCTTTTTGATGTTACGACAATATGGACACTGAGTTTTAGAGTAAATTAGATATGCCATGTGATAGAATAGAAAGTATCAGTCTACATCAAGTTCATACTCTTCGTCAAGCTTTCGCTGAACACCGAATAGTACTTCTTCATATTCGCCACTTTCATACTCATCCGCATTTTCAATGGCAATTTCTAAAGCATTCAACATGACATCCATCTCATGCTCCGACAAGTCTAGATGTATATTATCCATAACATTTGTATAACTGATTTATATAGCATTTTTAGAAAATATATAGTATAATATAAGGGTTATCAAAATTAATATGAATTCCACAGATCGGATTGTTATAGTTGGTGGTGGAACTGCTGGATGGTTCTCTGCGGTTACGTTGAACAAATATTTCCCAAATAAAAACATTACTTGTATTGAAAGTAAAAATGTTCCAAGAGTCGGAGTTGGAGAAAGTACACTAGAACATTTTACATACTGGCTTCATGCCATGGGTATTCCAAAGTCCGATTTATACAAACATGCTGATGCATCAGTTAAGTTAAGTCTTGGATTTACTGATTTCTATAAAAAAGATTCTGGAACGTTCCACTATCCATTTGGTCATGCACATAAACCAGAAAGTTTGTATGGTGAACATGGATTGGATGTATGGCAATATAAAAAAATACTATATCCCGAGACTCCTGTACAAGATTATGCAGATAGTTTCTGGTCACAAATGGCACTTGTCCATAAGAACAGATACCATCCAGGCAATGACAATATTTTTAAGAATTTTAAATGGGAGCGTAATAGTGCATTCCACTTTGATGCAATTAAATTTGCTAACTTTTTACGAGATAATGTTGCAATACCTAGAGGGGTCACTCATATCCCTGCTACCGTCGTTAAAGTCAATGTCAATGAAGATGGAATTGAAAATGTTGTCCTAGATGATGGTACGATTGTTGAAGGTGATCTGTATATTGATTGTACCGGATGGAAATCTATCCTGATGAATGAACTTGATAATGAGTTTATTGATTACGGTCATCTGATTCCTAACAATCGTGCATGGGCAACTAAGATTCCATATACTGATAAACGTATTGAAATGCAACCATGGACTAATGCAACTGCTCTTGGTAATGGTTGGTGTTGGAATATCCCCTGTTACTCTCGTATCGGTACAGGATATGTCTATTCCGATAAGTACACTACGCCAGAGGCTGCGCTAGATGAGTTTAAAACGTACTTACGCTCTGACAAGATGGCATACCCCTCAGAGCTCCGCTCGGTAGAAGACTTTGAATATAAAGATATCAGCATGAGAATCGGTATCCACCATGAACCCTGGAAACAAAACTGTGTGGCAATTGGACTCGCTGCAGGATTCATTGAACCCTTAGAGTCAACTGGATTGTTCACTACTCATGAGTTTATTATGAAACTTGCTGAGGTCCTTCAACCTGACCATGGATATAATAGACTTGATATTAATCATTATAACCAAATGGTCCGAGGTGACTTTGATGGTCTCTGTAAATTTGTATCATGTCATTATGCATACTCTCGTAGAGATGATACTCAATACTGGAAAGATATTCGTAACCGTGACTATAATGGGTCGCAAACGCCCGTAGGGGCAAATACCATGCCTGTCAATTATGGCGAAGACTATTTCACAAAGGAGACACTCAAACTCGCATACTATAAAGGTAATCTGAAAGATACCTCTGGTACTTCTGCTATTATGGTGGGGTGCGAAACTACTGCTCTTAAACAGGTGAGTTGGGATCGTCTAGTATATTATAATATTCTCAAAGGTCCGAAGTATTGGAAAGCTTTCTTAGAACATATCGGACCTAGGCAGCAAGCACTCAAAGATAAGTGGAATGATGCTGCCGACAAATCACCTTATATCTGTGATTGGATTAGAGACACTTACCACTCTTAGAATTTTTTCGGAAAATTTTTTTATATAAACAGAGATTCTTTCGGTCGTTTGGGAACCTTTGTAGGTTAGGGTAGTAAGGCGTTTTTCATTTAACCCCCCTTAGGGGGTGTCATACTGTGCTAGACTGCAGCAAGTTTGCGCTTGATCTGTCGCTCTACCTGTCGGATGGCGTTGATGTCTGACGGTGTGCTGCTGGTGGTGATCATCACCCGCTCGGCATTCCTCCAGACTAGGTGCTTGCTCTCACGCTCTAGGGCGAACCCATAAGATTTCATGAGAATGGTGAGGGATTTTCTGTGCTTCATGTTTCAGTCCTCAAAGGTGGGGATGGCGGCAATCGCCTCATCATGCCAGATCTCTGCCATCTGTCCAGCGATAGCGAAGGAAGGCGAACCGATCGGATGTCCTCCCTCTGCTGTGCCGTTGTTCAGTGTCCAGACGATGCGTCGTGTCTGAATCTCGGTGCTCATGCTGTACATAGAAAGATAGCGAAGGGGTCAGGGTGTGGGCGTGTGCCCTTAGAGTTCTGCAAGCATGGCGTCCATCTCGTCGGTGTCTATGTCGTCATGCAACCATGCCACGCCGTCGCCTGTGATGTACTCGCCAAACTCATCAATGAATCGCTTTGCCCACTTGCGATAGCCGAGGTTCTTATTCTCCTTAGCGTGACGGTAGATCGTCTCATCGTTACCGATCCAGAGGGAAGCGTTCCAGGTTTCGTAGTTTGTCCAACCGTTCATGATGTCCTGTGCGTTTGTTCTTTTAAAGTCTAGTCGGTCTGTGCCTAGTGGCGGTCGCTGATGTGCCAGGTCGTCCACTGTCCACCTGGCTCAAGTCCTGCTCTGATGCGTTGGCGTCTCTCTGTCTCTGCCATGTGCTGGCGTTGGATGTTCTCCATGACCTTTGTCATCAGAGGGGAGGGGTTCTCGCTGTGCATAAAGATTCCAGTGCGTTGCATGATCAGTTAAAACGAACGGAGTGAATACGGTTGAGAGGATTGGTGCCCTTGATGGCGTAGTCTTTCCACTGTGCATGAGTGTTGACCCAACGTCCAAGGGAACGATCAGAATCCAGCATCAGGGCGAGGATCTTACGGCGTGATACCTTGGTGCAGCGATACTCACAGCTCTCATAATTCTCGCGAGACTTCCAGGTGACACGAGCGGTGCCCGTGATAGGATTGACTTTGAGACTGTCAACTGAACTTGACTGATCGGAGTTGATTGTGAAGCGCATGGTTCGGTTCGTTTGTTCTTTTAAATTCTAGTCGGTCACCCTAGGGATCTAGGGTTGCTGTGTGACGGTTCGTCCCCTGTCACACACCCATGGGATAGTATCCGAAACGATTCCATCCCTGAGGATAGGACTTAGACCAGTTGATCAACATGAGGCACAG